GTATGCCACTTCTTAGGGATGCCGTTCCGCATCTTCCAGGCATAGGCTGTTACATATTTAACCCCTATCTTTTCGCATAGGATCTTGATAGTACCAAATTCAGCCATCAATTTGTCGAATGAACTTGTTTGTGGCAGATTTACAACAGTATTCATATATGCTCCTTTGTAGACATTTTATTCTACACCATCTTAAAAATGTGCAAAAAAGCAACACTAAAAAATATTTTTTATATTTATTGCAAATCTCTACATTTGTAGATTAGTATTTATCCATGCAGTCTTTTTTAACACTCGTGAAGGGGTACAAGATGAAATTTAAATTACAGCACAAAAATGGTGGTGAAGTTTCCTATCGTGCTACTGATTACTTTTCTTTTCAACAAGATTTAGATGCTATTCCTGATGTTGAGTCTTGTGATTACACTTTCTTTATTGATGAAAAATTAGTATCTTTTGATGTTGCGAAAAAAGTTACTCAAGACTGTATTGATGCTTTTATTGCAAAACGCAATGAAACAAAAAAACAAATTTGGGTAAGAAAACAAGGAACTCAAGGTAACTTTAAAAACAATTTTCACCAAGTTTGGGTAAAGATTTAATTAGGTAGTTTTTTAATAACTCGTGAAGGAGTAGCAAAATGAAAGACTTTATTTTAGGTGGCATATTAGGGTTTGTAATTGTAGCTTTTGTAATTACTGTGTATGGCTTTCGTGTTGGTGTTTATACATTATGAGAGCCTTAATCCTGATCCTAGCGATCTCTTTAGTGGGATGTGCGCCAATCCCAATCAAACGCTATAAAACCGATGTAGTAGATCAAACGCCTTGCTATAAGACTAATGATTGTCCTATGCAAAATCCCCCAGCGTTTTTGTTCTACAACAACTTTAACAATTCGTGGAGAAGATAAATGTACAACAACAATTCTTATTATGAAGCCCCATACGATGACCAGGCAGAGCAAGAGCAACTGGATGAGCGCATCTACGATGCAGTCAAGAATGACCCTGAGTTTGATCCTACAGACCTAGGCAATTTTGCTGAATCTATTGGGCAAGATGTAGACGATACAGATCTACAAGAGTTTATTCGTGATTGCGTAGCAAGAAAAGATTGGGAGTCCCTAGGTCGCAAGCTGTATTACCATAGCTGGGCTTACATGGAAAAAGTAGCAGAGATCCGATTAACATAGTGAAGGAATCAAAATGAGTAAATATTTAGAGCTTAGAAATGTAGATGTTTCTAGCAAGATAGAAAAGAAAAACAATCTTAGTTATCTGAGTTGGGCATGGGCTGTTGATACATTGTTGCAACACGACCCAGAGGCTACATGGACTTATGGTCAGCCTGTATCGTTTGGCGATACAGTAATGGTCTTTTGTACAGTAACCGCCTTTGGCAAGTCTATGACCGCCCAATTGCCTGTAATGGACTACCGCAATAAGGCTGTGCCTAACCCTGATGCCTTTGCCGTAAATACTGCTATGCAGCGTTGTCTGGCTAAAGCAATAGCTCTACATGGTCTAGGATTAAGTCTATATGTAGGGGAAGATTTGTGGGATGATGTAGATACAGAAGATACGCTAACGGCTACTATTGCAGAAATTAAGGCGCAAAAAAGCCCTGCCGAACTCAAGGTGGCCTTTGCTCAATCTTACAAGAAATACAAGGGAAACGCTAAGTTTTTAGATGCTATCACTAACGCATACAACGACATGAAAGCCCAATTTAATGAAACTAGCACAGGAGCAGCCTGATAATGTTTGCTCCCCTTGTGGTAGCACTTGGGGAGTCCATAAACCAAAGGATCACCAATATAGGATATGGGTGGACAAATGCGATGTGTGCTTAGATTTGAGAGCCGTATGCGATGCGTCAGAATTCGGTTATTTAAAGGAAGGCTGGGATGGACAGAAAGTGGTGTGTTAGTTGTCAAGTTCTACGACCAACTAGTGATTTTAAGTTGGTAAAGATTAACAAAATAAGTAGATGGAAATGTGGAGTTTGTTTAAAACGAGAGGCAGATAGAAAATATGGAAAATAACTTTATTTATACCCCCAGTTCTACAGATATAGCTTTGCGCTGGAGAAAGCAGCATGGCTATATTCCAGCTAGTGAACAAGAGTTCTACAGAAAAAAGTGGGCAGATTTTAAAGCAGAATTTGCTCGTACCTTAGACGATCAGCCCAAAAAGCTAACGCCTAGTGAAACAGTCGTTTACCAATGGAGAAAACGAAAGTGATTAACAAAAAGTGTCTTGAGGCTTTTAATAAATTATCTGAGCCTGTATACCATCCACAAGAGTATTTCATGCTAGGATGGAACGCTGCGATAGATGCTTTATCTGCTGAGTTTTCTCGTAAATGGGAGATGAACGAATTAGAAGATATTGATTTTATTGTTCAGCCAGAGCAAAAGCCAATGCACGATGACGAGTGAATGGTATCCTTTATGCTACCCATCAAGAAGGGATTACAAGGCTTGGCTGTATCTAAGAGATCATGCCCAAGAAGTAGTCAATATTTGCGATGATTGCACAGAAGATTACATGGAATTAATGCAGAAACAGAACCGATGCGACCAGGCAAAGGCACAAAAACTAACTACGAATAGCAAAAAAATATGACAGATTATTCAGAAGTTTACATAGAGATTAACCAAGTTCTTAAAAGCTACTATAACAATGAGCTAAAAAATAACCATGAAAGAGCTGCTGAAGCTGCTAACGAAATAGCAACATTGGCAGAGAATTTAAAACTTCTAGCAAAGGCTAAACTATGAAAGCATTTCCAAGCGCAGAACCTATTTATAGCAAAGACATTGTTGGTATTAAGGAAAGTGCAGGCATGGACTTGCGAGATTATTTTGCAGCTAAAGCATTGCCAATTTTTATTGAAATTTCAAGAGAAAATTATAACAATGGAAATGCAACGGAAGGCGGTTTTCATTGGTGCGCTGAAATGGCTTATAAACAAGCTAATGCCATGTTAAAAGTAAGGGGATAATCATCACTACATTTACCACCGAGGACAGAATAGCAGTAGAGCAAGGCACAGATGCTTGGCATCAACTCAGGTTAGGCAAGGTAACTGCTAGTCGTATGGCAGATGTGCTATCTAAGGGGAAGTCTGGGGAATCTGCGAGTCGTACGAAATATCGTACGGAATTGGTAGTCCAAAGGCTTACAGGGTTGCCAAGCGAGTCTTTTACCAATGCTGCAATGGAATGGGGTACACAGACAGAGCCAATGGCTAGGATTGCTTATGAGATAGCAACAAGTAACTTTGTAGAACAAGTGGCTTTTATAGATCACCCTACTATTAAATGGTTTGGGTGTAGTCCAGATGGACTTGTGGGAAATGGTCTGATTGAGATTAAGTGTCCCAGTAGTAGCACCCATATTGATTATTTGATGGATGATAAACCGCCATCTAAGTATATCCCTCAGATGCAGGCTCAGATGGCTGTAACAGGGTCTAGGTGGTGCGATTTCGTATCGTTTGACCCTAGACTACCAGATGACTTGCAACTGTTTGTAGTACGCCTTGAAAGGGATGATGAGTATATCAAGGCAATGGAAGTAGAAGTAGAGAAGTTCTTAAGCGAGGTCGAAGATACATTAACTAAATTGAAAGCGAGAAAAAATGGCCTATGAAATGAAAGATGGCAACTTTAGCCTATTCAAGAATAATCGTAAGGAAAAAGAAACACATCCTGATTATGCTGGATCAATAATGATTAACGGCAAAGAGCATTACCTTAACGCCTGGCTAAAAGATGGTAAGAATGGTAAGTTCTTTTCGGGATCAATCGGCAAGGAAAAAGCACCCAAGGATAACTTTAAGCCTAAAGGTGCAGATGAGCTGCCAAAGAATACAATAGAGGATGACGAAGTTCCGTTTTAATTAACAGATGAGATCGGCATTAACCTTCACGAAGGAGAGCCTGCACCCTTCCGATTATGCAGGCAAACGCTTTGACCAAGCATTGCACGATAAATACGACCCACCAGCTAGGAAAGTTGTATCCGAATGGATGAAGATGAAGTGGGGTCTAGATTGCAGGGAAAACCCTAATGTCTATGGAGTTGATCTAATCGCTTACAGAGCAAATAGTCCAGTTGGCTTTGTTGAAGTTGAAGTACGGAGCTGGAGCTTTTGCCACCATCCCACCATCCATATAGCGTATCGTAAAGCAAAATTATTTCGGCAAGATCGCCCTGTTCTATTTTTTGCACTAACTCACGACTTAAGTCATGCGTACTGGCTGAAAGCTGAGTTGGTGAAAAAGTGTCCATTGATAGAGGTCAATAATAGGGAAGTCCCTAGTGGGGAGTTCTTTTTTGATGTCCCTGTCAGTTGGTTTAAGTATGTTAATTTAACAGACCCATTTTAAGATAAGTATAAAACTCTTTCGTCTTTTCGCCTGTTTGTAAGGCCTTTTAATTCTTTGCCACCAGCCTTATTCCACTTCATAAATTCCTCGGCAGCCGAATCATATTCGCCTCGATTATGTTTTATCCTAATCGTAGAACGCTGTAGATTACCCAGTCCAACATTGAAGGCAAAACTTGTGAGTGCGCCAAGTCTGCCAGGAGTAAGGCCATTAGGACATAATCTCCGTACACCGCTTTCAAACGATTGTAAGTCTGTAGTAAGCATCTCATCTACTTCCCCCATTGATATTGTTCTATCCCATCCATTAGGAATAGGCAAAGCCTTACGCTCTGCTAAAGGGACTCTAATATGTGATTGATCGATTACATGACCTACACCTACAGTCCAGATTAATGCTGGGCATTGATATGGTTTAACTCTTACACCCTCATGGTGTTTAATCATGTCAATGACACGCTGCTCTAAACTCATTTAGATTTGAAGGCCTGCGAGCCGAACCAAAAGGAAACAACGCTTGCCCAAATAATTTGTGTTTCGTTATCCCACAACATATCAAGAGCAATGCTGAAATCTACGCCAGTTTTAACAGCATAGTAAAAACCAAATATCTCTACAAAAGCAAACAAAAAGAATAAGCCATAAGTAATAAATGAACGAGTAAATGCTCTGGCATTAATTACCCATTGGCTTGCACCTTGACCAATAGCTATATCGTGGGCATAAAGAGCCTCACGCTCTTTCTCAGCAGTTTGTATAGTGATCTGTTCAGTACGGATTTCCTCTACTTTAGCTTGGGCTATATAGCCTTCCTTGAGCATTTGTACTTCACGCTCAGTTTGCATCTTAACTAGCTCTAGTTCATGTGCTTTATCAGACTTATCTTGAAAATAGTCCATTAACTTTGGCAGACCGCCAGCTAGAAAAGAAACTAAAGTAGTAAGTAAAGTAAACATATTAACCCCAAGTTAAATAAATGCCAAAAGCTATCCAGGCAGATGCAACTACCCAAGCCCACATCAATAAATCAAAATCATCATTCATTACCACTTATATCCCCATGTGGCATACCAAGCAATAATGGCAGCAGCTACAAAACACCAAAACTGTAGCCTTTTAATAGCCTGTAGATCGTGTTGATATGCCTCATTGTCTTTTTTACGCATATTTTCAATGTCAATCTTTATTTTTAAAACTGCTTCCCACTCTTTAGCACCATGCTTTTTAACAAAGTCTATCTTTAACTTTGCTTCTTCATCGCTAATTTGTTTACTGTGTTGCCATTGTTTTAAAGCCTTGATTAATGCTTGTTCTTTCTTGAAATCCGCTTCTCGTCTTGCTCTTATTCTTTCGTTTGCTTGTTTTTGGGCAACATCCAGTCCATCGTGCTGTATGTTTTCAATAGACTGAGATAAGCCCTTACTTGCAGCTCTGCTTGCCTCGAGGCTACTTGTAAGGCTTTTAACGCCTTCTGATATTCCGTAATCCACATCACTTGCTCATAAAGTAGTGTGTTACAAAACCAATAAAAGTAGAGAAAGCTGATACCACCATCATCCCAGCGAACAGGCCTCCCTTGGATTTATTGGCAAGCCCAAGCAATTCCTCCATGCCACTTTCTAGTTTATCTATTTTCTTTTCCATAGCATCTACTTGAGCTACAAGTTGGCCGTATTTAAAAAGGTCAATTTCTGTAGACATAATTAAATCTTAATAGCTCGCAAGCTGTCTAAAGTTGTTGCCGAATCTGCCAAAGTTGTAATATCACGCAGTCTTTGTTTTTCAGAAACAATAGCCGTTGTAGATAAATTAGCTTCTAATGCCCGTTGAAATAGAACATCTTGTGCAACCATAAGTGGCTCACGCTCTATACGCAAACGCTTTTTAGTGATTTCTTTAGCTTTAGCTAGACTAACAGAAACTACTCCATTAGATAATTCCCAAGCATTAAAATAGTCATTGTCTGTTGGCAAGTCAGAGGCATTAACAATTACAGAACCAGAAGGGGTATCTTTAGCCTGTACTGCTTCAATTGGAATTTCTCCAGTAGGGATACAAACAGATACACCACCATTGTCGTTAGTAAAAATAATTACTTGCGTCATTTTAATTCCCTTTATAAATTATCTAAATACTGAAACGCAAACATAAGTAGGATCTAACATTGTGGCAAAACTGTTATTCCATGTTCCCAATGTAAATGCACTAGCTGTTGGTGTATTAACTACTGCGCCATTTCCTGTTGAATAAATCGGAATCATATAATTATTTCCGCTACTAGCACTACAAGTAGCATTGACTGAATAATTAGCATCAGTTAAAGAATTTGTAAAGTTAATGGTATATGTTCCAGCAGCACTTCTAGTTACAGAACTTACATTATAAGAAGCTCTCCTAGTTCCGTCTGTTCCATCAAACTGAACCCAAGCCTTTACATATTCAATATTTGCTGAAGAAATCCAATTAGTCCCATCTGAAGTTAATACATTTCCGCTAGTGCTTGGAGATACTGTAGTTACCGCAGAAGTACCATTACCAATCAGTACACCTTTAGATGTATGAGTTGTTGCTCCTGTACCGCCTTGGGCTACAGTTAATGCAGTAGTTAAACCAGTTATAGATGTAATGTCTGAGTTTGCGCCTGATGCTGCAACCCCAAGACTTGTCCTTGCATTGGCAGCAGTAGTGGCAGCAGTACCGCCAGATGCTATAGGCAAAGCACTAGACATAACTACAGCACCAGTAAATGTAGTAGCACCAGTATGAACAGAAGTTCCAGTTACTACTAGGTTTCCACCTACAGTAAAGTTATCGCCAGATGCGCCTGTTTGTTGGTCTTTTAGTTGGCTCATTAACTCACGAATAGCATTGTTAATGCCAGATGGAGCGCAGCCTTCTGCAATGTTAATACTGTCTATATCCGTATTGTTAGCTGGAGTGCTATCAAATTCTGAAATCTTTGTCTTTGCCATTTTTTATTCCAATAAAGTGTTTATTCTTCTGATTGAGATGCTTGATTTGCTTTAATTACTTGATTAATTTCTGTAATGGCTAAACCAATTTTTTTCTGATCTTTTCCAGCTTTTGCTAATTTTTCTAATGCCATAACACCATCTGGGCTAGTCATAGCTTTAGCAATGCTCTCATAGTCTCTACCAAAAAATATTTGCTGATAAAGATCACCAGCAGTAGATAATGGTTGTTTTAATGCTCTGCCAATTCCACCAACACTTTGCTCTGCTAACATTCCTTTTTCAGCAGTAGGAGATCCAGACGGAAGTCTGCGACCTTGGGCTTCTAAAATGTCCATCATTTTATTTAAACCATTGACAGCTTCACTACCTTTATCTCCATAAACACCTTTAAATGCAGCCCTTAAATTTTCTCGTTGAGTGGTGTTTTTAGCAATTGTATCTACAAATCTAGGGCCTACAGTACTAGCTTGAGTAGATGCAGCTCTTTGCACATTTTCTAAAGAAGCTCTCATGTACTGAGTTAAAAAGTCTTTTGGCAATGTTGGATCTTGTTTGCCCAATGCCTCTATTGTCATAGTAACTTTTTTTGGAGTAAGACTAATTTCTGCTGATTTAGTAGCAAACATATTGCCAAATTGCCTTGGTAGCTCATTTGTTTCTGCTAGTTTAGGTATTGGAGATTCTCTTACTGGGCCTTGCACTCTCTCACGAATAGCATCGTAATCTTGTCTAGCTGTCTTATATCCTGGTATTTGATCGTCAGCCTTTTTTAACAAATTTCTACGAGCTTCATCATAAATTCTCATTTCATTTGTAACTTGACCATTGCTCTGACTAGCCAATGTTGTATATTTATCTTGTAAAAATGAGCGCATAGCTTCAATACGAGCTATAGAGTTAGTTTCATAACCTTTCAATAAATCACGATAAACTGGAATAGTATCTACAGCATTACCAGCCTCTGCAATTACAGCACTTTCATTTTCTAAATTTTTCATCCAAGATTGAGGAATTTTCTTTTCTTTAATTGCCTCAAATGCTGGGCCACCTTCTAAAACAATTTGTTTTTGCAACGCTGCTTGTTCTGCTTTTGCAGCTCTTTGAATGTCTGTACCCATCTGCTCACGAGCAGTTGATGGGAATGTTTGTTCTAATGTTTTTTGAGTTTGTGCGCCTCTATTAGCTATAAACTCTTGCATTGTTGGTGCTGATGCTGGAGTTGCCTCAACTTGCCTTTGTAGGCTTGGTAATGTTGTTCTTCCCTGCGCAGCTTGTTGCATAGCTTCAAATGAAGTTACTGGCATACCAGATTCAAATGATTGTTTTTGTAAATTAGATGCAGCCTGTATTTCTTGTGGAGTCATACGCTTAGTAGACTCGGAATACATACGCTCTAATGGAGATTTAGCTGCCATTGGTGCAAGGACTAATGGAGCAGCTATACCACCTACTGTACGAGCATAAGGCTCTAATGAAGTTCCACTAAAGATGCCACCTAATGATTCTTCTCCACCAGCAGACAATAAAGATGGAATAACTGCTGATTTAACTGGCGCACTAATAATATTACGAGCAGCAGTTTGTGCAAGTTTTCCAGGAGCAGACTCTGCTCTTTCCATTGGAATACCAGCTTCTCCAGCTAATTTAGTAATTTGACCAGATGTCGGCATATTAAAAGATGGCAAGTTTTCTGCACCCATTAATTTTTTTACTTGCCCACCAACATCTAAATATTGTTTTGCAGCCTGATACTGATCTGGACTAAACCCCAATAACTTTGAAACTTCTCCAGCACCAATATCAAAAGTTTTTTTAATATCTCCTGGCAAACCAAAAATTCCAGATGCAGCCTCTACTACTGGTAAAGCAATCTTTCCAACAGTTTTTGTAGTTTCTCCACGATCTAAAAATGGAACAATTTTAGTATCACGCTCTAAACCTTCAGATGCCAATCTTTTATCAATATCACCCAATGATGTATTAATAGGAAAATCAGCTTCAGTTCCATCAGTTAGTTTTACAACTTTACGATCAGCCATATTTGTTCCCGTTAAAAACTTCTTCTAGTAGTTGGTTTGCTTGGGTTTACTTGTCTTGCTAATTTATCTAATTCTTTTTGATCAATAACTGGGCCAAGAGAATTATCGTATTGTGCAATTTGTGTATCAGAGTATTTACCAGCTTTATATAACTCACGAGCTTTATCTGCAAGCAAGGCATTTCTTTTAGCAAAAGCCTCTGCACCAGCAGTCATAAACTCACGACCAGCTTCACTATTAGATAAAGATGGGAACGCACCTAAATATGCTTTAAATTCAATATCTGAAGTAGATCCAGATCCTGGCTGTCTAATTCCTACAGCACCACGAGTAGCAATAGACTGAGCTAAATCTTGTGCTGAAACTTGTTCTGTACTAAATCCTAAGTCTTTTGCTAATTTAGTTCCAAGAACAACTACATCTCCACCACTTTTACCTTTTAATAAATTATTAACAACACCAGCAGATTGTGCAAATGTTCTTGCTGATGCAGCAGCAGAAGAAAATTCTCCTACACGATCAGAATCAATTTTATCAAGACCTTTGTCTGTAAGGCTAAATACATTTGTTGTATTTGGACTAGATATTTTCTTAAATTCTGCAAACACTTTTTGTTCTGCTGGATCCATTTTTTGAAAAGCATTAAAAGTTTTAATTGCTTCTGGAGTAGAGTCTGTTTTAACCATTAATTTTGCAGCTTCTACTGGATCAAATTGTCCAATAACATTTACTAATTTATTAAAATCAAGGGTTTTAGTTGTTGGAAGATTTCCTCTTAAAGCATCAACAGTTTCTGACTTAGCCATACCACCACCAAACTCAGGTCTAGATAGCATTTCTAATTGCGATCCTTTTTCCATAGACATTGGTATAGCCTGAGGAGTAGATGTATATGCTCCAGCAAGTGCTTGTTGCATTTGTTGTGCTTGTTTTTGTTTACGAATTAACTCTTGAACTTGAGTAGCTCTTATCATATTACTTAATACAGAGTCCACAGATCCTTGATAGCCTTGATTAAAGCCTTGTAGTGCATCGCTAAATCCACCACCCTGTGGCATTAAAGATGGTGCGCCAGCTCTAGAAAATGCTGCGCCTGCGCTTAATAATCCAGATGCAAGTGCTTGGTTACGCAGAGATGACATATCATCTTCTGATAGTAAGCCTTCATAATAGGATGGAATAATTGCCATGTTTGCCTCAGATTAAAGATATTCTAGGTTGTCTTGATTGCTGTCTGTCTTGCAATAAAGATAGTAGTGCAGTAGTTGTATCTACTGCTTGTCCTCTACGCATCATTGCTTGCTGTTGAGCCATTCTGTTTTGTTCTGCTTGTTGAGCAGTATTTTGTTCTTGCATCTTAGAGCCACTTTGTCCTAATTGGCTAAGTGCTTTTTGTTGAGCTTGTTTCTTTAACAAATCTGTTACTGTTTGACCAGATGCTTTTTGAGCTAGTCCTTCTTGCTTGTATAAACCTTGCTCTGTATTGCCAAGTAATCTATCTAATAAACTTGCATCACCAGCATCAACTCCTTGATATTGGGCAAGGCTATTTAAGTATTCTGGGGTATAGGCAGATGCAGGAAGTTGAAATGCACTTTGACCAGCCATTGATCCGCTGTTACTGCCTAATCCAAGGCTAGATAAAAGACTATTCATTCCACCAGAACCGATTGATCCCTCTGCACCAGCAGAACCGCCCAATTGAAACAACTCACCACCAAAAGTACCACCGCCACCAGCACCTAGAGAACTTAACATTCCACCGCCACCAGCAGCAGTACCACCACCTTCGGCAAGAGTAGGAATAAGATAAGGTGCAAAATATGCAGCAGTAAGGGCAGCAGGGAATCCCCATCCAGAATCAAATGGCATCTCTCTGTCTACAAATTTATCTACATCAGCAAAACCTCTGCCAACTCCGCTAAAAAGATCATCTAGGAAGTTAAAGTTCATAATTATTTTCCAAATGCACTATAAAGGCTTGCGCCTGTACCAGCAAGTCCAAGCAGATTACCAAAGGCTTGTTGTCCTGGGTTAGAATAGATAGGCTGAGTAGCTGTAGAGATACCGCCACTAGGTGCGCCATATACGCCACTTAAGAATGATTGCAGTTTAGCTTGTGGAAGATTTTGCTCGTAGTTATAACGATTAATTTGGTCTTGCAATGCAGTTTGAGCATAACCTTCTCTGCCCTGTCCAATTGCTAGTAAACGCTGAATATCTCCATAGTCTGCCTCTGCCATGCCAGGTGCAGCAGCCGTAGCAGCAGCTTGTCTTGCTCTTTCGTCTGAGTAATTCTGATATGCTAGTTTGCCAGCAATATCAGTAAGCGCATTAGCAAAAGTACCGCCAGCACGATCTGTTAATTGACCATAAGCACCAGAGCCATAGCGACCAGCACTAGAGGCTTTAGATGCTACATTTTGGATGGCATCATAGTAGGATTGTTGAGCAGCTTTGGCAGCAGGATTAAATGCGCCTTGAAAGAAAGGGTTTCCACCTAAGTATTGACCCTGTACATTAGCTAAGTTTTCAGCCTGTGCTGCTCTTAGCAATGGAGATCCAGCCGTAGCTCGTTGTTCACCAGACTGTAATGCAGATAAGGTAGTTTCTGTAGGACTAACATAGGTCTGTCCTGGGAAGTAAGATGGGCCTTGTGTTTGATATAAGCGTTTAGCCTCACCTAGACCAAACTCTACATAAGGCTTGAGCATTGGATCAATTTCGTTTTGAGTAGTGGTTGTTCTCATGTTGGTTTGACCACCGCCACCACCGCCAAAGATTCCTCCAACTGTGCTTGCTATTCCGCCCATATTAAATATCCTTTATCCATTTTCTAGGTCTAAACCCATATTTTCTTGCTATCACATCCCATCCTTTACGATGAGAGTCAAAAGTTACTGTACTTGCTCCACCGGCCTTGGCGATCTCTAATAGAGCTTGCCAACAAGGATCAAGGTTATGCTCAAAATAAGCACACCATATATGTAGATTATCGCCTTGGGGTTGCAGAACCGAGAAACCTACTATTCGGTTGTCCTGCGAGAAAGCCCATAAAAGAGCCTTGTTATTGAAACATTCTACATATACATCCTCAGGAATCCACCCCTCAGGAGTCTTACTTAAAATCTTTAATAAACCTTTTCTAACATAATCCCAGTACAGCCTCAAATCCTCTGGTTTCACATAGATTTTTTGCATACCATAATTTTACCTACAATTGGTAGAAAAGTGGTAATTATCCAACTATTACATATCCATAAGTTTTACTAGCTGTTGAATTGGCAAAATGGGTTAGTGTTGCGCTGCCGTTTGTCTGTGCGCTGACATACACATTATCCATAGCATTAGGGGCTACATACTGCATAGTTGCTATAACTGATGGTGTTGCTGGTCTTGTTGGGCTAGATTCTGCTGGTGTTTGTTCTAATGTAACGCCTGTATTTTCTGTTCGCCATACAATTTCTACATAGTCATTTGCTGCCAGTTCTAAAAAATAATTTATAGCTCCAATGACATGACCATAAACTCCAGCACTTTTTCTTGCTGGGACAGTAAACTTACTGTTTGATGCTGTAATATTAGTGCCGTTTTTTCTAAACCAAATATCTACATCGTGTTGTACATTATCTGTATTTTCTATTTGTACGCTAAATTGCAGATTGTAGATACCAGCATTTCTGACATTTAAACGACTACTATTAGACAAATAAACACCATTAGAAAAATCTGTAGTGTTAAATGTCATTGGATATGCAACTGTAGTGCTTGCTGCCGATTGATCTGTAGAATCTTGAAACGCTCCATATGGTGCAGTATCGGCAAAAGCAGCAGCCGACTTAGGCACTATTAAAATCATAGAATCTCTACTTATTCTAGGATCGCTAATAGTGGTAGTTGTTGCGTTTCCTGTGGCTAATGTAACAGTCCCAGTATTGTTGGTCTTACCATCCATCATGCCATTGACGATCTCAGCTACAGCTCGTTGATCGCCACCAGCAGGGGGAAGTCTACGAAACATTACCTACCGCCCTGTTGCGTTAAATCTATTTCTACACCAGCAGCCGTTTTCCAGTTAGCTCCGCTAGGGTAAACCCTTACTCTATGATACTTGCCACCAGAGCGCAGAGATGCCCTATTCTCTGTGTCTGCTGCTACGGCAGTACCAAAGCTAGGCACATCGCTTAACAACGCTCTAGAGGCTACAGAAACGCTTGCAGAGCCATTGTCTATCTTTGGCTTGGCTAACATAATAATTGACTGATTGCCGTTGCCTAGATCGCCTGTAGTAATGTAGCCAGACTTATTAGCCCCAGTAAAAGTAACAATTTTGGTATCTTTTACGCCAGCAAGAACAAACTTACCGCCAGCCCATAGACGGCTATCAAAAGAAGTTTCTATGCTATCCATTGTTCCAAAGGTGTCTAATCCCTCTAGAGTTACGCCAGCCTGCGCTGCGCTACCTAAATAAGTAGAAGTAGTTTCTGCCTCAGACCACTTCTTAGTTTGGAAATTGTAAATAATAAGACGCTTTTGGGCAAAGATGTCTGTAAATTGCCAAATGACTAATTTACGGATTACATCAATTGTAGAACTCATCTCGCTTAACTTGGATTGATCTACAACATTAAAGAAGAAACGATCTATCTTCTCTGCTCCGATAGGCGTAACTGTTTGCCCATCACATACATAGAATCCATCGTCTGATAAGAAGAATGTCAGGTTTCCAAACTGGGCTACAGAGTTAGACTCATAGCACCCAATGTTTTTAGCGATAGTGTCAAACTGAAAGAATAATGGCGCACCTACATAAGTCATCCTGGAGATGGCTCGCTCTAACAATACTAAACCGTATTCACCACCAGTAATCCCACGAATATCTCCACCATCAGGGATAACTTGGTCATCTGATTGGCTTGTAGCACCAGCAGTCCAATCTGCCTCATCGTTAATATCAGACCAATAGACTTTGTTTTCATATCCAGCCACATTAGCAGCTACTACAAAATCTCGTACTGTAGTTACAAATTTAGCAGTAGGAGCAGCAGCAGCTAGATCAGCAAATAATGATGAGCTGCCTAAGTTCCATACTTGAAGTTTTGCTATTCCATTAGCTGCAATGAGGGATGGCCCAAACTGGGTAAACATCCAACGATTTGTGCCTGTATAGTTTCCAGACTTAGATACATTATCTAATGCTAATGTAGAAGAATTGAACTTATAAAGTTTAGTAAAGCTACCAGCAAACAATGTAGTGGTACTAGCATACTTAGTAACAAATACATTGTTAAGACTTGTATCTGCTGCTCCAGATAGATTTACTGTATCTGGAAATGGGCCATATCCTACTGCCTGGGGAACAACATTATAGGCATCCTGTATAGATCCAGTTATTCCAGCTTGGTCTGGTAGCCATTCGCCAAATTCTACTATTGAGGTAGCCATGTATTACTTCCTGTTGTTTTGTCTGTCCAAGTGTTGCTTTGCACATTCGTTGCTGTCCAAGTATTAGCACCTACAGAAGAATTGCTCCATTCTTCACCTATTCTGTATCCAATAGCAATTATAGATGCTATGCCTGTAATTGATGCGTTTCCAGAAACTACTAAACCACCATTAGCAGCAATAGTCGCAATACCAATAACAGAACCATTAGCACTATAAACAACACCGCCTAACCCTGTAATTGTTCCAGTTCCAATTACAGAACCTTCACCATTTAATATTCTAATAGCTACAGCATCTACTGTGCCAATTCCATTAATAGAAACTATGCCATTTTGAACTCTAATACCTAATGCAGATGTAGTGCCAGATCCGTTAATTGAGCCAATGCCAGATAGGATTGCAATCGGACTGCCGTTTACTGTGCCTACACCATTAACAGATCCAGCGCCATCTGTAGGTAAAACATCTCCTACTGCATAGATGTAATCCCAGTATCCATACTCTACATATTGATCTGCGTAAGCCATTAGCCTACCAAAGCCTTAACTTCGTCTTGAGTTAAACCCAATGCAGTTAGTTTAGCTAATGCAGAAGCCTTTGCATCTATTGGAGCTTGTGCATCTGCTTGTAATTCTGCAATAATAATAGCTTGTGCATCTACTTTAGCGTTTAGTTCTTGAATAGCGGCAGTTAATGTAGCCACTAAGAATGAAGTGTCAATGCCCTGTGGAATAATTTTTCCATCTTTATCTGTAGCGTCTTTCTCTCCATGAACACAGTCAGGAACTACAGATTGTAATTCGTGAGCAATAAAACCTTGACCTAATTTATTGGATTCTTTCCATGTGTAAGTAACTGGATTAAGCAATGCAACAGTAGCCAATGCGCCTGTCATTGGTGCAATATTTTCTTTTAAACGATAGTCAGAAGATGTGTTGTAAGCTGTAGTTGAACCATCTGTAGTGATAGACCCAACAATACTTCCTCCGTTGTTTTCCCAAAGACCTATATAGCTATTTCCGTAAGATGTTTTTCTAACAATAAGACCTGCAGCAGATGTTTTTATAGCAATACCGTCTTCACCACCTGTAGTCATGGATATTCTTCCAACACTACGCCATCTAGTTGTTTCACTTATTAATAAATTACCACTAGAATCAACACGCATCCGTTCTGTTGTATTAGAACTAAAACCAAGTGTATTGGCTGCTGGTAAAAATATTCCATTAGTAGGTACTGTTGTTCCAGTAACACTCAAATCAGTAAAACTACCAGCAGCAGCAGTTGTGCCACCAATAGCCATATTATTCATTGTTCCAGCAGTAGCTGGATTTATTGTCAATGATCCTGTGCCAGTAGGAGCAATATTTACTAATCCGTTTGCAGGAGTAATAGCAATAGGAGCAGCTACAGTAATATTGTCACCACCACCAGTTCCCATGCTAATTTGGGTAGTGCCAGCAGAGTTCTTAAGTGCCAATCCAGCAGAACTTCCAGCCTGTACAGATGGTGTAGTTAGCGCAGTAATAGTTAGCGCAGCAACAGTATTTCCAGACTGTATCTTATCTGTGTTGAGATTAGTAAAGTTAGCATCTACTTCTACATGAGTAAGGGGCGATCCTTTACCACTTCTGGTAACTATCGTAGACATGGCTTACCTTAAGCTAAAGTTACTGATACGCTAGATGTAGCAAACTTAAATACATCTCCACTTGCAATGGTCTTAGATGTAGTTAGCGCACCATAGTACAACATATTGCCAGTAGTAAGTGCATCAAAGATTGCAAAGTGTGTAATTGTTCCCCATGATCCTGTAGCCTGGTCGAACTCAACAGCAGCAGCAGAGTTAGTTGTTACTCCGTTAGAAGGAGCAGCAAAGGTGATGGCCTTGCGAGCATATCCAGTACCAGTACACTCTGTGCCAGTACCAGCCTCAGTAGGATCAGAAGTAAACAGCGCAGCGTAGACTGTAGTTGGGGATGTAAAAGTAGTATTGCGTAGAGTAGCGTTAATTAATGCGTTCTCTAGGTAGTTTGAGATTGCAGACATGATTTTCCTATCGTGATGTTAGTTGCATTGTTAGTGGTACTCCAGCGTACTCTGAGCTTTCGTCTGAGCCGTTAATATCAGAAGTAGCTCTATCGTATAAGGTAGCCCAAGTTTGCACTCTGGCATCGTTCATAAGATAAGGCTCTGCCTCTGCTAAGGATGCGTAAAGCAAAGCATCTGGGAAGTTAGCAAGATACGCATTTGTAGCTACGCTTGTAGATAATGGTGTTGGCTTGTAGTAGTAAAGCATCTCTACAACATAGGCTGAGTCTGGAGTTGGAGCAAATTGGATCTCCTCTCCAATAATAGTGTAGTACACAGGCAGACCAGACTCCCCAGCTCTAGCATTGCGAGAGAACAAGGAAGGCGATAAATAGCTAATAGTATTTCTTGGGTTGCCTTGGGTAAATATATCTCGCATCTCTAAGAAGTCTGTAGGCAAGCCAACAGTAGAATCACCAGATGTCATTGTTGCTGTGGCAGACTTAAGGGTTTGGCGAGTACGGATCTCTCTTGCCAGGCGAATCTCTGCAAAGGTAATAAAATCAGGAATGACCGAAGTCAAATCTGATCGACCTAGATAGCTTGCTATCGAAGTCTTTAGTTCTGTGTATGTTGCAAAGCCCATTAGGACACCTCAATATTATGCCAGCCGTATGTGTAATTACCTATGTGGCCTATCTCTAAACTAAGATCATGGTCTACATAAGTATCTATTCCTGCATCTTTCGCTTTAATGCAAAAGTAAATATCCTCGCCTAATAACTTCCCATTGGGCAATTGCTCAAAGTAGAAGTAAGGCTTTTCCATTGTCTTAAATACAGAGTTCTTAATGAGAATGACACCGCACCCTATGGCATCTACCTTCTCTATTCCTTTTTTAACATTGGAATAAACAGGCAGCCAGGATACAGAACCATCTTCCTCATAATTAATGTTTTTGGCAGTAGGCTTTACTGGCTCTGAGCGAGTAGTAGCATTAACGCCAACAATGTCCTTATTATGCTTTAAAAGACGAACAAGCGCATCTTTTGGGAAACGCATATCAGCATCTATAAACATTAGGTAATCACAACGCTCATTAACAATAGAGTCTACTAACGCATTGCGTTGATCAAATATTAGTGTGCCTGTAGATGTGTACAGGTTAATATCGTGTTTCGTCTGTTTTGCTGTGTAATTAACTAATGCTGATAAGTCAAACGATGTGGATATTTCTACTTGTCCTCTTGCTGGAACGCAGATACCTATCCTCATACTGTGCCACCCCTGGTACGGAATACTCTGTTATCAGGGTTATTCAGCCACTTTACTAAAGCCTTTTGGTCTAGTATGTGGTAGCCACGCATTATTCCTTCTTTGTTAAGAGTGTTAATAATTTCAGCAGGCAATGAAGCAATTTTATTTTTAGGGTCGTATACGCTATCACCCCAGCCAGTTTTACCACTTCTAGCATTGAACTGTTCCTTTGTATGTTCCGTAAAATCAGTTAAATCTACTTCCGACTTAATAACTATACCGCCATCACCATCTGCAAACGCAGTACGAATTACTCCATCTACTACACCGAGATTGCCTTTTTTGCCTAAATCAGACATACATTCTCCTAGAAAAGGGGATCAGTTTCCCAATCCCCTTATTCTACATTACTTATGCTAAATCGAATACACCGCCATGAGCAGCTTCGTTACGAACTTCCAAGGTGAACTCAGCCAAGATTTGTGTCTTTTCTGCATCACCAACACGAGCTAACTCGTTAGTTTGGAATGGGCGTAGGTAAGCCAATGCTGCATACTCAGGATCAAGTACTAGAGCATCACGAGTACGCATAAATCTATTCGGTACTATACTCAAAATTCCGAAGTCGCTTTGATATAAATCAGCGCCACTAAGGATAGTTGCTTGACCAGAAGTAGGCACTTGATAGCGTTGTGCAGCCAAACCAGTAAAGCCTGATACTACTTGCTTTTGTGTTGGGCTAACAAACAATGCTGAAGGTGTACCACCAGCAGAGAATACAGATGCAACAACAGTCTTAAGCATTGCTTCTGTAAAGGCACGAGTTGTACCATCTGTACGAGTAGAAACACCAACTGTTACAGGGTCTACACCAGTTGTAGCAGTACCATTCTTGCTTGTATTGCTCTTAATGTATGAGAGCAAAGCACCTAATGTACGAGCTGTAGATGCGTTACCAGCAGATTGACCTTGGTTTGCAGTAATAATTGTCTCCATATCTCTCTTGATTTCAGAGGATACTTTAGCCAATTGATAAGCCTTCTCAGATTTACGACCAGCACGATCAACAGCCTCTAAAGTGCCAGAAACCATAACTGTCTTACCAACGATCTGAGTATAGTTACCCAAACGAGTTGTAGGAGAAACAGTAATGTCAGATGCAGTTGCACCTTCAACTAAAGCATTAGCAGCAGTATTAGCTGCCAATGAGTCAGTCTGCCACTCGTGATAAACAGCAGTTGCCTTAGTCTTGCCAATAGATGACATGATTGGGGTATCTGTTGGGGAGATAGAATAGATTACATCGGACAAATCTTCACGATTGCCGATTGATTGGTAGGTTTGATATGTTGCCATGATTTAATTCCTTAAATAAATTGTTCAAAAAGTTTAGCTGCATCAGCCTTCTTGCCAGTTTTTTGTAGGCGAGAAAACTGCTTTTTCATTTGTTCATTCTGTGAACTGCCAGGATTGGAAGTTCCAGACTTTAATACCTTTGGCGCATCCTGTACTTTCTTGACGGCTGCACCCTTATTACCTGATAACTTTTCGTACATCATTGCGTTGTATAGCGTTTTAACTGCTCTGGGGTCATATACTTGAGCTAGTTCTTGGTCGCTAAATCCGATTGATTTTGCATAAGTACGAATGTCCCTACGCACAATTTCAGCTTTAGCTGCATCCCTAAACTCTGGTATAGCCTCTTTCAGTTGCTCGCTTGCCTCTGCAAGATGTTTCTGTAATGCTTGCTGTCTGTCGGCATCTTGCTGTTGTGCAAGGTTTCGTCTTTCAGCTTGTACGGCTTGAAGTTGCTTTTCCTTCTCACTACGCTCTGCTACCGCAATTGCATAACCTATAGGATCGGTTTCCTTTAGTTCTTGCAAGTTCTCTACATTGCTTTGGCTTTGTAGAACACTCTCGATAGCCTCTAAGCGCTGTGCGTAAAGATCACGCATCTTCTTAGATTCTTCAACTAATCCTCTTTCAGCCTCTACGGCCTTACGAGTTTCAGCTAAAGCCTGAGTCTTTTTAGTATAGTCTGCTGTCCTACTGTATCCGCTTAAGAGTTCATCTTCTGAAACTTCGACTTCTTCATTGCCAACTTTGACTTTGAATGTCTTAGCTCTAGGAGTTTCATCCTCATACTCTACAGTTTCTTCCGCATTTTCATCTTCGTAGGATTCGTCTGAATCCTGTACTTCAGTTTCAGTATCATCAGATTGCGATTGAGCTTGCGCTTTCTCCTCTGGTGTATCCATCATAGACAAAAATGCGTTAGCCGCATCACTTACTGTATTAACACTTCCCTCTACAGGATTGGTGTTTTCACTCATGTTGTTTACCTTTTAGGTGGTTATAAAATCTTCCAGCGTTTCTGAGCAATTTGCTTATCATCAGCTAATGCTTGGATTGTCGCTATAAATTCATCCATCACTTTAAGTTTGAGAAAGTTCTTTTCTCGCACTTCTACATCGTATTCGTTACTATCGAATATGTTGCTAGAATACAACGATTTTTGGCTTTCGACAAGTTCTAGAAAGAACTCATCTGACAAATACGCTCTAGCTCGCTCTGATTTGTTATAGGACATTAGGAATATTTGCCGTTGGTGATAATTTTGCGCCTAGTTGCAATGCCTTTAACTGAGCCTCGTATTCAAACTCTTGTTTCTTAAGAGCCATAGTCATCTCAAACTCTTGTTGCTTAAGTCTGATCTGAGCCTCTGCCTTAACCTGGGAGATCTGAATATCATTCTGAGCCTTGGCGTTATCTGCTTCCATCTTAGCTTGCATCTGGGCTACATAGGCTTGCATTGCTGGATCTTGTTGCTGACCCTGTTGGCCTTGCTGCGCCATTTGTTGCTCTTGCTCTGGAGTAATCTCTAGGAAAAACTCGTTAGAGTCCTTAAAGCCAGCAGCCTCAATAAACCGACCTAGTGTCTGTCTATAGTTTTGTAGGCTTACCAATGGATTATTAATGCCTACAGTCTTTAGGATTTCCTCTTGCTTGCCTAGAACCATAGCGATCATAGCCATCTGCTCTTGCTTGTTTCCTGTGCCTAGACCGACATTGATAGAAATGTCAAAGCCATTAGTCCACTCTCTAGGATCAATAGATACATATTTGCCACGCAAACGCACAATACGCTCTTTATCTTGATACTTGCAAAGCAATTGTAGAATCTTCTGGAATAGGTCTTTTACGCCTGTTTCAGCAAATACCCTAGCAATTAACTCAACTTTGCCTGCTGCGCTGTTCTGCATCATGGCAACGGCTGTAGCTGTGCTGTTCTGCAACACATCTGGATTAAGGCCGTTCATCTGGTCTGATACCCCAGTTCTCTTAGCCTGTACAGAATCCAAGTATTCCAATAGTGGGAATGATTGGTTAGCAGTAGGTGGTACTGTCAATGGAACAATGGCTTGGGTATTTTTCATACGCACAATGCCATTAGCTGTAACTGTTAGTAGATCATCTAGGTTTACTTGACCTTCTACTACGCCCATTCTTGGGCTATTAGTCATGTAGAGATTATCTAGGATCTGCCTTGTAACTGTAGATTTAATCAGTTGTATGTCTACTGCACGATCTGCCAGGCTATGACCAAAGAACTTGTGGGGCATAGGAATAGGGCAAATAGAACAGAATGGTACGAAATCTACTTCCTCATTATCTAGGATGTCTGAGCCAGCATAAGTAACCTTACGCAACTCAGCAATACCATCGCCATCAAAGTCTACCTTGATATAAGACTCGATTACCTCGATCTCTTGCATAGAGAAGTCTAGGCTTGACTGATCGCCTGGCTGCTCGCCTTGATCGAACCTTGCCACATTCTCTGAGTTATAGGTTAAGTCTGCATAAGTAGGAAGGTTATCTACAGTATCTTTCTCATAGCCCATTGCAATTAACTCTGATCGAGTAGCTAACTTTCTGTGGGCTACAAAAGGTGCATCGGCAATAGTCCTAGCCTTCTTAGAGATTAAGAATTCCTCTGGTGGCACATTCTCTACAATTACCTTGCCAGTTTTCTTAGTCTTTTTGAGCTTAACATCGTAAGAGAACACAGGTGGAATAGGCATCCCCATAGGATCTATACCTGCTGGAGCTATCTCTGTAGTCTTTTGATTTACAACTTCTACCTCTGGATCATTGAGTAACATTGTTACTTCGTCTTGTGTCAGGTTTTGATACTTCTCCTTGCTGACATCAATCTTCTCATCCCAATAGACCTTAACAATTCCGTTCTTTTGTAAGAGCGCATCCTTAAACCAATTGTGCATAAGCAATACGCCATCGTTATCACGATTCATTACCCAGTTCACATATTCTGTAGCCTGCTTTGCTTTTTCTTCATCGCCAAAGCCTTTAGGCTCAAAGCGCACAATCTCATCCGACTGTGTAAAGATACGCAGTAATTGTGGCAGCGCACCATCGACTACCTCGGCTACTTCGCCTGTAACAATCTGGCTACGACCTTCTATTTCATTGCCGTATTCGTAACGATTGTAGTATTCAAGGGCTTTCCTACGATCATCTGTAGTTTCACTCTCGATAAAGCCAATAGCGTTATCTATCTCGGCATCAAGTATGCCTTTTAGTGTGCCTTCATCCATTAGACTATCCATTTATTGTTGATCTTAATTGCTTTGTTCCAGTTGTTCGGTTGTTCATCTAGCCCTACAGCTACATATCTCCACGCATCAGCAGCATGAGAATGTTGGTCGTGTAATGGCTTGTCGCTAAACATCTTAGTATCAGGGTTTACATCATACCGATAATGTCTTAATGCTTGTAGACCTTCAGCGCATCTGTTCTGGTCAAAATAGCATCTGTTCATCAACATTCTGGCAGCGTTAATTCCCTCTGATATAGACAGTCTAGGGGTTATCCTTACTGGCAAGTTCATATTCTGCATAATATCTTTAACGCTCTTACCTGTCATATTTTTGTTCTCGGCATCGTGTGGCAGCCAATGATCTCGATAGACATAGCCTCTATTCTGTAGAACTTCTACATAGTGATCTATAGGCTTTTGGCAGTCCTGATAAAAGTCTATGACCCTTACCTCACCGCCTGGTATCGTCTGCACGAACCAGATGCTAGTCATATCTGCCCAGCCAATATCCCAGAATGTAGATACTTCAATTGCCTTATCTTGGTTGATGTCCTTGATACGGCCTTCTTCTTGAGCTTTCCTTAGTTCTTTAGCGTATACAGCACCATCTAATACTTGCCTTGTATTGCCTTCCCATACATTTAAATAGGCATCTAAATCCCTACTCTTGAGATCATCTTTCTCATTCTTTAGAACTTCTGGAAACCAAGGATTATCAGACCAGTTTACTTTTGCTACTTTAGCGTTGCCTGGTGGATGTACCACGAACCGCTTATATGTTTCATCCGTATCTAACTCAGGATTGAATGTTATCCATATCTCTGAGCCTTCTTTACGGATTGTAGGGATTAATACATCCCATGAGCTTTTAGATGTAGTCTGAGCTTCTTCTACCCAGCATATATCTACACCCTCAAAAGACTTAATCTTAGTAATATTGTGCTTTAGTCCGGCAAATAAGAACTCAGTCCCATTTTTGCCAAAGATACTGGTGTTTTGTACAGTATAGAAATCATCTAGCCCCATAGACTTGATCTGATCTGCTAATAAGGCATGAACCGAGTCTGATATAGAGTTCTGAAACTCCCTAGCGCATAGCACCCTTAACTTCTTTCTACGACCTATGGCAAGCAATACCCTAGCTACTGTCCAGGACTTACTAGATCCTCTACCGCCATAAACGATTTTATAGCGATGATCTTCCAGTAAGCACTCTAGCTTTTCTGGAATTTCTAAACTTAGTTTTTCTTCTGCTTCGATCACTCTGGGCGTTTGATAATGAACTCAATCTGCTTAAGCTCAATAGCCTCACCATCTACACCGCTAATCTCGGTAGACTGTACAGCCTTGCCATCTACACGATCCATAATCTCTTTAACAGCCCAAGGCTCGCCTTGTTCAGCAGCTTTTACTAGCTTGTCTGCAATAGTGCGTAATCTACGACTATCTTCTTGAACTAGAGCCACTCTGAGTTGGTTGTAGAACAGCTTTCCCTTCTTGCCGTTCTGATTGCCTACAGGCGCACCACCCTTATTGGTTGATGCAACTTCTACATTATTGTTTTCTATAGCGTTTTCCATTCCATTCCTATAGGGTGATGGTTGATGATGTTGCTATTCTACAACAGTTTTACCACTTAACCTTGTTTGCCCAAAACGCTGCACTCATCTTGCCCCTAGCTATGTTCTTAGCGTGTCTTGCTTTAAATGCTTTGTTTCTAGCACTACCATCTGGGCTACCTTTTTCGCCTTGCTGACCAAAACGAATTGTCTTAACCTGATCGCCTTCTTTAGCCACTACAACATGGCTTTTAGTAGGATGGCTTGGAGTTCTACGGGGTTTGTTATACCCAGCAACACCTATACGCTCAAATATCTTGGCAGCATCTCTTATTTTCATGTTATCTGTTTTTGTATTTTAGAAAGTAGCTCGTTTCCTTCAGCTACTAGCCATTGGTTGTATCTACTTACTTGACCGCTAAAGTCTGCATAAGAGCTTTGGTATGTTTCGTCTGGATCTACTTTTATTGTTTCTGGAGTCATGTGGGTACTTTTAGTATCTAACTTTACCCAGTTATTGCAAGTCTTAGCTACCAGTTCCCACCAATCATCCCCACAAATATGCCAAGTGCAGGGTGGCAATATAAATTTACAAGCCCTTATTAATTCACCGCCAAATAAAGTAATCCCAGCCATTCTAGATTCATCTTTATTTAAAGCATCTTGGCTAGTAACAATATTCCAATCATTTATAGCGTTAATAAGTTGCTGATCCCATTCATTGCTTTGTGGAATTTGGTCATCGCAAAGACTTCCATACCATTTTTCTTTGGGATATTTGTTAAATGCGTAATTTAATGCACCTACTAAACCAATATTGTTTTCAAATTGCTCAATAATCCATGTATTAGGATACTCAATCCCATCATACAATTCTGCATTTCCCTGTATAAAAACATAAATAGGGGCAATAGCCTTAGTATCTATATACGCCTTAATGAGGTTTTTAAGCCTTTCTGGGCGTTTATATGTGGGAACAATAAACATTATTGATCTATGATTCCTGGTATGTGCATAACTTGATAGTTGGTGATGATGCGTTTGCTAGGGTAATGTTTTAATTGCCTAATAAATTCCCAATCGTGTCCATACCCATTACCCCATTGACAATTTAATTCTTTTTTGTGAGCTATTGCAGAAGTTCCTATATGCCCCATCTCAAACCATACTGGGCGTATTTGACCATCTACATAGTCATCCCAATAAAGCCAATCTGTATCTACATTGTCTGCTATTGCTTTTAGATGGCCTTTGCCAAATACATCATCGTTATCTAGATAAGCAATGTAGTCATATTTAGCATTTTGTATCCCAATGTTTCTAGGTGTTCCGCTAAAGTATGGTTGTTTATCTATTAAAACAGTCTTTACAGGGTATTTAGATGCTATCTCTACTGTTTTTTGGCAGCCATCTGCTACAACTATTAACTCGCCTATTTTTTGATCTAAAAAGCTATCTATTGCTCTAGGGAGCTTTTGCTCTCTATTGCTTGCTGCTCTTGGGTAATCACCTAGATAACTAGGCATTACTACACTAATCATTTTTTATAGCGAGCTTTTTTCATTGCCTCTGAGATAGCAATAGCAATTGCTTGTTTTGGGTTTTTAACTACTTTGCCACCCTTGCCAGAATGTAGAGTTCCTTCTTTGAACTCACCCATTACCTTGCCGATCTTGGCTTGCTTTTTGCTCATCTTCATTTTTTCTTAGCCTTCATAGGTTTAGCAGTTTTGGCTGCTTGCTTAAAGTCTTTAGCTGTAGGAGCATTTTTGCTACCTACTTTGTTCATCTTTTCACCTGATCCAGCAGCGATACGCTTTCTCTTGGCTAAAATATTGCTGTAAAGTCCAGTTTTCATTAATCGTCTGCCTTTTCTTCTGCTTCTTCCCAAGACTCGCAAACACGCAGATTATGGCAAATAAACTCATACTTATGGCAGAAACCACGCCCACCACCATTGCGATCAAGTTCGTTCTCAGGAACAACTTTCATTGCCTCTAATGCTTGAGTGCTATTGTCGAAATATTCACAATTAGCGCAGAATCGGTTTGCCGTTTCTTCTTCTGGCATACCCCAATATGCAACTAACTTAACCCAGAAATCGCCTGGGTTTGCAGGATCTTTAGGGCCTAGATGACGAGTTTCCATCAAGGCTTTAGTCATTGTATCGTTGCCTGCCTTGGTAATCTCGTACTCAGACTCCTCTGCCATTGGCTCGTCTAAAAGACTAGGCATACCCATTGACATTGGCATTTCTTTTTCTTTTCCTTTTGGAGCTAATAGTCCAATAGCGATTTTCATATTAACCCCAGAATTTAGGGCGAACTTGCCCAAGACAATTTTAACGCTTTTTTAACTAAACCACAATGTGTAAAGGTCTGGCATATTGGCTTTTAACCATGCTCCCGATTGGTCATTGTTCTTTTTGTGATCCATGCCGATAGTTTGGCTGCCGACATGGTGTACATAAGACCGACTAACATAATTCTTATAACCAGCAGCGCAGATTTCCAGGCATTGAATATCGTCTGAATACCAATTAATCGGTTTGTAATCTATCCAAGCCTCTCTAGAGATAATCCCAAATAAAGGAGAAAGTACATTGCTTTGGAATATCTGATCTTCCTCTACAAATTTGATGCCGTTTCGTACTTCGCCATTCCTAATATTTTGTAGCCCACGCACATAGTCCGATCTACTGCATAGCCAGCCTAGACTGTGGTGCGAAAGCAACACCTTGTCCTCAATCAGCATATTAAAGCTACTAGGGGTTAATACTATGTCATCGTTTGCCACAATAATCTCAGGGAACATCTCAAACGCATAGCGCACTACATCGTTGTAGGATTCCCCATAATTAGTGCCGTTGTTTGGCAGATTGATAGTATTGTGCCTAGAACACTCTAGATCGCTCCCAGCAACGATAACTGTTACTTCCTTTGGCACATACTCATCTATTGATGCAAACAGCACAGGCAAGCATTTAGCGTGTTTTGTCGCTATTACTATGGCAAGATTGGCATACGAATCGTTCATTTAGTCCTTCATTGTAAGATTGTAGAACTCCATCTTTAGTCGTTTTTCTGATCTTGCAACTTGTACAAGTTCTGATGGTAATTTGACTTGGCTTTCTTATCCAGTTCTTGCTGGAGTCGTTTTTTTGCATTATGTAAATCTGTTTCTAATTTATGAGGCGTTGTTCTAGCATTATGCGCCAACTGGTTTAGTGAAGCATAAGGATGGCTGACATATTTCATTTTAAGCACTTGTCTTAACTGTAATGGCAAACCCTTAATTGCCTGCTCTATGAGATCTCCGTCTATATGGTCTGGCTCGTAGTGTGGCTCTGGGTCTGCGTATAAATTACCCAGCTCTGGAACATAGTTCTTTTCAAAACTTCGGCAAGTAGTTTCCACTTGTGGGCCAATAACTCCCCAAGTAACATACCAAGCCCAATTTTTTAGCCTAGATTCCATGTTGTCATTTAATTTTAATTAATTTATTGTATTATATTCAATATCTTATGGCAAAGGTAGATATGAAACGATCTAATGCAGCAGATGAGAAATTTATAGAGTGTTGGAAAAGACTTGGCTCTCCTACTTTAGTAGCAAAAGAGCTAGGTATTAACCCTAGGAGCGCACTTAATCGTAGAGCAAGCCTTGAGATTAGATATGACATTAAACTTCCAACTCATAGTTCTATGCGAGATCCAGCAAAGCCTAAGAAAATAGATCAAACTCCCCATAATGTTCGTAGGGGAATAGATGTTAATAAAGTTAAACGAGTTATTGTATTTAGCGATGCTCACTTTACCGATACCACTACTACAGCATTTAAAACATTATTAATGATGATTAAAGAGTTTAAGCCTCAAGTCATTATTTGTAATGGAGATGCTTTTGATGGACAAGTATTGAGCAGATTCCCTTCGATTAACTACGATCAAAAGCCCAATGTCTTGCAAGAGCTTAACGCTTGCCGTTATCACCTAGATGAGATTGCTAAAAATAAACCACCAGGTTGTGAGCTTATTTGGACTTTAGGTAATCACGATATGCGTTATGAGTCTTGGCTAGTTAATAAAGTGCCTGAGTATTCTGGTGTAGATGGCTTTAGTCTTAAGTATCATTTCCCAGAATGGAAAACTTGTTGGAGTTACTGGATTGGAGAAGATACAGTAATCAAGCACCGATTTAAAGGTGGTCGTACTGCTGGGTATTCCAATTTGACTGCTGCCGGAAACACTAACATTATCACAGGGCATACCCATGTATTGTGCAGTAGTCCCATAACTGGGTATCAAGGGACTTGGTGGGGAGTTCAAACTGGATGCCTGGCTGATCCACATAGCTCTACCTTTGAATATTGCGAGGATAGCCCTAAAGATTGGCGTAGTGGTTTTGCAATGCTCTCATTTGACCAAGGCCGTATGCTAATGCCTGAGTTGATTATGGTTACAGATGAGCAGAATGGAGAGTTTGAATTTAGGGGATGTATTAATAAGGTATGAAAATAACGCCATTTATTCTGGAGCAAATGTACTTGTCTTTTTCTTGTTGCCATCCGCTAAGAAAATGGGACTTACCACCACCAGAATTAATCCAGTTTAAGGTAACCAGAGAAAAGGATGCAATGGCTACCTACCGATATGACGAATCTTTAGATAAACCCCATATCATTACCATTAGCAGATTAAAGAATGAACAGTTGGGGACAATCCAAAGATCGCTAATACATGAGGTTTGCCACATGAGTTTCTGGAAAACAGGAGCATGGGACAAACATGGAAAAGCCTTTAAATCTCGCACCAAGCAATGCGCCCGAGAATATGGCTGGGATTCTCTAGAACTTTAGTGGCTGCCTTCGCTACTCTGATTTGCCAATAAAGATTTATACATCTTAGACTGATCCTCTAGATCTCTGATTAGTTTAACGACCCTAAATAAGACTTCGTTCTCATGCTGAGTTACTACCTTGCCTGTATATAGGTCTACTAGCTCATTAACAATTTTATTCGTTTCGTTCATTTATATCATCCTCTGCCATGTGGCAAAAAATACCGCACTCAATAGCTTGTTCTGTTGGGTAATCACCAGCTCCAATAGGAAGTTCTGTTAGCCAAATTCTTTCTCCTTTGTGCTTTAGGATTTTTGCCCCTATTGCTTTTTCTATATCAGCCATTTTATTAAATTGATCTGGGAAGTCATACCTTATTTTGTTCCAATATCCAAGCCCCCCCTTAACACATCCAATACAATTATTATTTTGGTAGCCCAGTTTATACATTGCTGGCAACTCTATCCCAGCACGATCAATCATAGCCAAACAATCAGATTTGCCTAAACCTTTATCTATCAAAATAGACCATAGGTTTACATCGTTATTGGCATCTATAAATCTATCTACTCGATCTTGTTCTTCTGCTGTGTATCCAAATACTTGTATATCCGTAGGTAACTCAAACTGCTTTCTCATGTCTTTTTTAAGGTGTACTGTGCAAGGCGCACCACCTATACCTACAATGTATTTACGCTTTTCAAATACCTCGTAAATACTGCCATTGTATTTATCGTTTTGTATAACTTTTATTGACTGCCCAAACCACTTTTCACAATCTTTCATAAACCTTAGATTGTCTGGATGCTCCTCTTTTACATGGCAATAAACCACTTCTACAGGAGTTTTACTTTCGGCAATAGCTAACTTGGTTGCTACTGCGCTTGCAGCTCCACAGCTAAACCAACTAACTGTTCGGCTCACTTATCATCCTTTCCAAGTTTCTGACTGACTCGCTCCAGCAACTCCTCACAGGATATTTTGTATTCTCTTTCAAAACCTTTGACACCCATTCCGTGAATACCAGAGTTTCCCCTATGATGCTCTGGGCATAAAGGCAAGATCGGGGATGTAGCCCTAACAGCTCCATATCTCCGCACATGATGGAGTTCTGCTTGGCTGCCTTCTGTCCCAAAGTATTCGGAACATATAATACATCCGAGTTCTGCAATCTGGTTAAGTGCGATCTTTTCATTTTTAGTTGCCATTATTGTGTAGCACGATCAATAGTACGATTAGTAGCCTCTTGACTGCGCCATATCTCGATTCTTGCTTGGGCTGCTATCAACTGCCATTTTAATTTTTCTTCTACTTCTACGGCCTCTTTGAGCCCTTCTAAGAGCTTTACATAGTCATCAGTAGCGTAGGCTTCCATTTCTTTAGCAGCGATGCTAGGGGCTGTAGATTCCAGCATGAGCCGACTCTTAGCAGATCGCAGATAGTTCTCTATATAAGTTCTATCTGCTTTGGCTGCTGCAAAGACTCCTGATTGTTCGTAGATAAATTGGACTGCTTTGCTCGGGTCAATTTCCATTGTCTTTCCATTTCGTCTTTTAGTTTAAGTGTGGCTTCCCATCCACGCTTTTCTAATACTAATGCTAGTTGTTTTCGTCTTTTTGCTAAAGGCCAAGTAAGTAAATCCTTTGCCTCACAGATGTTTCTCCATTCCTCGCTGCTTGTGTCCATCTAACCTTTCTTTTAACAATCTCCATGCTGTTGCTGCACAAAGTGGTACTTGTCCGTTTCCAATGGCTTTAAGTCTGTCCACCCTAGCAGCCACCCCATTAGCCACTCTGTCCACATTGGGTTCAATTTCCCACCAACTTGAGCTGCCAATGGAATTTCGTGCCTCTTGAACTCTGAAGGGCTTGCATTGTCTTTCCACATTCTTGCAACTGGAGTAGGCCAAGTTGGATTTTTCATGTCTTTGCAAGGAATTTTTCCTGAGTAAAGAACTTGTTCCGCTAGATTTCCAGGTTGAACTGTGTTGTGTCCTTGGCTTTCCCTGTGTTTTGTTCTGTAATCCAACGCTTCCTGACTTCTGCCTGAAATTGCTGTTGCTGTTGGAGTAAGCCAATATCCAAATTCTCTCTCTTTTGTGGTTCGCTCCAACATCGGCTGCGGAAAGCACTCCCCATTCCGCATTGAACCCCATTTGGGCCAAATCTCTAAGGACTGTTCCAAGTCCTCTAGAAGTGAGCATTGGGGAATTTTCCACAAAAGCGTATCTAGGTCTAACTTCGCCAATGATTCTTGCCATTTCTTTCCACATTCCTGATCGCTCTGCCTCGATTCCCCCCCCCCTTCCTGCTGCTGAGATATCTTGGCAAGGAAATCCTCCTGATACAACATCAATAATTCCTCTCCAAGGCTTTCCGTCAAAGGTTTGAACATCATCCCAAATTGGGAAACTCGGCAAAAGTCCGTCATTTTGCCTGGCGCACAATACGCTTGCTGGATAGGCTTCCCATTCGACAGCGCAGACTGTTCGCCATCCAAGGAGATGTCCCCCAAGTATTCCACCACCAGCGCCTGCGAAAAGAGCCAACTCATTCACACTTGCTCCTCTAGTTGTTTAATTCTTTGGCTGATCCTTGCTCTCCATTGCTGCCAGCCTTCTCCAGCATAAGCCTGGACTCCTATCTCTTGAGCTTTTTTCATTGTGAGTTCTTCTGAGCTATACCAAGGCAGCTCAGGTCGTTTATTTACCTTTGGTTCTTCTATTACGATCTCATCCTCAAACCTATATTGGTTAAGCCATGTAGCTAAATGCGGTATGTACGCAAGTTGCGTATCTTGCGATTTCCAATAAGCAATATGGTTTGGCAAAGCCTCTACTGCTTGTTCTCGCTCTGCTGGCGTTAGCTTGTAAAAGCTACGATGCGCCATACGCTTGCTAACTTTCCTTGGATACAAACTCCAAAACTGCTCAAATAAATCTGACATTATTGCTCCTTCACGAGTAATAGACACCAACTACATAAAAAAAGACTGCTACAAATTCTACAATGAACAATGGTATATCTTCTTGGTATATACCAACTAACGCCCAGATCGCACTACCTATTAAACCAAAATGAAGGTTGATTGGGTAGAAATTTAATGAGGTGAGAAATATCCCGATCAAACACAGGATTGTTCCGATCCACTTTGCAACCTTCAGTCTGTTCCAGGCGTTTTCTTTCAGCAACTTCATTTAGAAAAATCTCCTTAAATTTTTTCATTTGTTCCTCCAATATCTATCTTTAGGATTAGCAAGCATTGATTTGATAAGCTGATCTACATTAGAAAACCATTGGACTACTTTCATGCCATCATGCTGCATGATTGTAAAACTCATTTCTCTTGTGCCTTTCTTTGCTGTTCTCTCATAAGTATGTAGTACGCTTCTCGTAGTATTTCCTCATCTGTTAGTGTCTTTGCTGGATGGGTGTAGAGTGGAATATCGTATTCACCAACTGTTTTAGCTTGTTCGTCAGGATGAATAGCATCGTAATATTCCCCATTTCTAAACATGGCATACGCTACTGGTTTAGTATTGGAAACATACTCACCAGCCATGTGGCTTGCAGTTCTATCAAAAGATTCATCAATCTCTACCATTCCAGCAAAAGGTATTGGCTCTAACATTTAGACTCCTAGGGTTTTATTACTACGCATGGCTAAAAGCTCTTTGTCTAGGCCTTGCTCTGGCTTGTAGGAGAGCAGCTCTAGATTATCGGATGTACAGCATTTAATACCTTTGTAGCAAGTGCCTGTAATGGCATCCATTATTAACCCTGTTTTATGCTCGTCTGTACCAAAGAACACAGGCGTACAGATGATCTCACCAAGGTTAGTAGTTCCCTTGTAGAGAACTCTATTCTTTAACCAATCTAGCTTAAGGGATTTTTTTTGCCAAGTCGGAAAACAACTGCTGGCATCGGCACATAGACCAGTCATGGATTTTCTAATTTCTCTCATAACTTAGATCTTAATCTACAAATCTACATAGATGCAAGTGTTTTATTTTTGTAGCATATACGCTACATTTTTTTATTGAAATTTCATGCAATGTAGAAGTTTATAAGATAGTTTATAAATAAACCTATAAGTAGTATTTAAAGTCTTTAGGAAGGTTACTGCTCTTTCGGTGAACGAACCTAGCCTACCTAGATTCGCCTTCATCTGCTCCATCGGAGTTACAGAACCCGCCAGACTTACGAGGAACGGACTCTGGCTTCGCCATCCGTATTGCGCTATTACATCCTCTACCCTGCTAGTAACGCTTGTATCTAAATAGCTACGATGTCGTTAGAGCCGCCTATTTAGACCTTATTGCTTTTACTTCTATTCTCTACAGCCTTAATAATCGCCAAGTTCCAATGCACATGAAGGCCACTTACATTTTTGCCCTTCAATGGAACGATGTGATCGACTTCGTATTTTATGCCACTAAGTTTTGTTTTAGCAATACATTCTTGATAAATATTTTTTATTTTGTTTCTATCAGCCCATTTAGGCGTCGCTTTATCAATCCCAGCCCGTCTTGCAGCTCCATCAGCTAAAGCCTGAACATGGTGCTTTAAACACTTTTTAGTAGGTTCGTTGTGATACAAAGATTTATCCCACTTACCTTTTCCATAAAGACCTAGTTTTTTTGCCTCTTTTCCAGCCTTAGATCTTATAAAGCTAGACAAGCAATCTTTACATAATTTCAAAATTCAAACTCTTTGCAAGCATACCTTCCGTTAGGCTGCTTAAACCATCCTATCACTAGGATCTTCCAGCCTGATCGCACTAGCTCTGGTAAATATTCTGATTCAGAGATCTTTTTAATCCTAGATGACATATTGGATTTGCTGGTGATCTGGATGCCTACAGTTTCTCCATTGCCAATAGCTAAGATGTCAAAGATATGGAACAAGTCTTTCTTTCGTCTGGTAAATGCGTTGTAGCTTTCGACCACATCGCATTTATACCCCCTAGACTCCATAAGAGCTACTGTACGGACATTTTGACTAGCCAAGGTCGTTCTCTGTCAGTCTGCCTTCAGATGCCTCTATGATCGCTGTATGCCACTTCTTAG